GATAAACTAATCGAGCTCGTATTGTTTAAGGCACTATTGATTAAAGAAATATCCAATTGGGAAAACATTCCTAGTAAACCAGGAATGGGTTTTACAGAAGAAGATGTTTCTAGTATTATACAATCTGTCAAAACAATGCGAAAACCTAAGGAAAGCGATGTTTCTGGTTGGGATTTCAGTGTCTCCGACTGGGAAATGATAGATGACACTGAAAACATAATTAAGCTCTGCCTTAATCCCACAGAACTGTGGAAAACCCTTGTCCGCAATAAAACTATTTGTGAGACCATGGCTGTATTTCAATTTTCTGATGGTGAAATGGTAGTGGCTGATTATGCAGGTATAGTTAATTCCGGTAAGCTTAGAACTTCTAGCTCAAATTCACGTATGCGTGTCCGAGCCGCCTATATGATAGGTGCGGAAGAAGCGATTGCTGCTGGAGATGATTGTGTCGAAGACGAAGTAGAAGATGCCATTGCTAAATATTTAGTGCTTGGCCACAAAATCAAACAGTATGAAGATGCCGTAGATGGTTTTGAGTTCTGCTCTCACAAATACTTTGAAAAAGGTATAGTCTCCACTAACGTCAGAAAGTTGATTATGAATCTCCTGCACAATAAGCCCAAGAATGAAATCGAAACACGATTGTACATTCTTGGTTTCTGGAATGAACTGGGAACACACCCCGAATGGGATAAAATCTATTCTGATATCCTTGAGGCAGGCTTTGGTTGAAGCATTATTTTAAATGCCCTACCAATCAAATAAACCTTGAATTTTAGAAAATTTTATTCCTCATTCTTGAGGCAGGGTTTTGGGCAGGTTGGGGCTCAATAATATGCCACCAAAAACCAAAAATGCACCTAAAGTGCAGAAACAACTAGCTCAGTTGGCTAATGAATTCAATCAAATGATGAATAGCAAAAGAGCGGCTCAATCTAGGAGAGCCAAAAAGTCTAGAAAGAAGAATAATAAGAATAAAGGACCCATGGGGTTGAGTAT